TTGAGCTAGAAAAGCTTGAAAGCCTTCTTTATTATATGATGGGTTTTTATACCCTGTTGCCTGTGCAATGCGAGGCATAGCGGCATCAGAAAATTTAATGTTTGTATATGGAGCAGCCATATCTTAATCCTTATTTTTTATTTCTTTAATCGTTTGGTATATCCTCAAAGATAACCATATTACAGAAAGTAAAGACGCTACAGCAGGCAGTATATGAAACAAAGAACCCAGTGTTACAGTAATAGCAGACCAATCTATTAAATCTTTTCCCGAAGGTTCAAACATGCTATTAGTGTCCAATTGCTAGATAATAAAACCCATCTACTGAACCATCTGATAGTTGAACGTCAAAGCCAGATGTTGTTAGTGTGTTAACAGCAAAACCCTCATTAGCCGCTCCACTGTGAGTACCAGTAGTCTGCACATTTAAACAAGCATTACTAAATGCAGAGGTAAAAGAAACAGTATCGCCATTAGTAGGGTTTGAAACTTCACCCCACCTTAGTTGTAAAGAACCTATATTAGTACTACCATTTGTAGCTAATGTTTGACTTGACACAGCAAGAGGTGTTACCCAACTAAAAGTTCCATCACCGTCAGATGCTAATACTTGTGCGCTTGTACCATTACCACTAACATTTAATGCAGCAGCACCTACTGCGTTATCATCAATCTTAGCTGCCGTTACGGAATCTGCTGCAAGCTCGTCAGTATCTACAGCACCAGCAGCAATGCTAGTTGCAAAACTTAAATTGGCTGTACCATCAAAGTCACCAGACGTTCCTGTTACATTTCCTGTAAGTGCTATTGTACGAGCGGTAGCCCACTTAGTAGCAGTTCCAGCATTACCAGAAGCATTGCCTGTAACATTGCCGGTAAGGTTGCCTGTTACGTTGCCAGTTACAACACTATCTTTAAGTAGTACACCATCAATAGTTACACCTGACGCAGAAGTTGTTTCATTGATTGTATTAGTAGTAAGAACGTCTCCTGCCGTCACAACAACATTAGTTCCGCCCGTAGAATTACCAATAGCTAGTACTTCTGCTAGTGTGTCTACTGTATCGACTTGACTGTCTACGTAAGCTTTAATAGATTGTTGCGTTGCAAGTTTTTCCGCACTGTTAGACGCCATATTGTCTTCATCAAGTACGCCGGTAATCGTTGTAGAACTATTAACATTTAAGCTAGTGCTTGCTGTAAGTGTAGTAAAGGCACCTGTACCTGCACTACTAGCACCGATGTTAGTACCATCAATAGTACCACCATCAATGTTTGCTGTAGTAACAGTACCCAGATTGCTAATAGTTTGACCAGCAAATGTAGAAGTACCTGCCGCTGTAATGCCACCATCTTTAATTAATAATGAATCAACTGTTACACCAGAAGCAGATGTTGTTTCGCTAATAGTATTTGTTGTAATAGAGTCGCCACTAGTAACTACAATGTTAGTGCCACCCGTGCTATTGCCATTACCTAAAACTTCAGTTAGTGTATCGGCAGTACCTACTTGACTATCTACATATGCTTTAATAGATTGCTGTGTAGCTAGTTTAGCTGCACTATTAGAAGCCATATTATCTTCGTCTAATATTCCTGTAATAGTAGTAGAGCTATTAACATTTAGACTGGTGGAGGCTGTAAGTGTCGTAAAGGCTCCTGTAGAGGCCGACGAGTTGCCAATAGCTGTAGAGTTAAGGGATGTAGCAACAAGCGTTGTAAACGTACCAGCAGCCGCACTAGCGCCACCAATAACAGCACCGTCAACAGTGCCTCCATTAATATCTACAGTAGTAACTGTACCTAAGTTTGACCACGTTCCTGTTAAAGAACCACCGCTACTGGCAGTTAGTGTGCCACCTACTGTTAGTGTACCACTAATGTCAGTGGTAGTAGCATTTACGTCTAGCGTACCTGTAGCAATCTCTACTTCACCGTCTGCATCAATATCAAGCTGACCGTCTGTACTAGAGTTAATACTAATAGCAGTGTCACGCAGTTGAATCTTTTTGTCTGTGGCTACAAGAACGTCTTCACCAATACCATCAATGTAAGCTATACCATCAATGTACATATCTTTAAATTGTAAAGACGCTGTACCAATATCTAATGTATTAGTAGTCTTAGGTTTGATTTCGCCTGCACTAACAACAAAATCTTGTACTGGACCTACAACGGTAACGGGACCACCCTCTGCCGCAGTTCCGTCATGTGTGTGTCCTGACGTACCAAAGGCAGTAACAATGGCATCAAATTCACCATCAAGATCAGCCGCATTAATAACATTACCCGTAGCAATATTATTAGATGCGTCATTTCTTGTATAACCCGTTCCCATATTATTATCTCCTCGCGTTGTTAGCGTATTCTATTGTCATTGCATCTAGTGCAAATGATGGGTCTGTACCGTTACTAGTAAAGTTTAAAGACCCTGTGTATCCTGAACCTATTAGCTGTGCCTCAAATACGTATTGTAATTTACCGCCAAATCTTGCTGTACCATATACGGCAGAGCTATATAAAGAAACATCACTAGAACCGCCAGCTACTAAATTGTTTATACTGATAGCATCTGGTTGAATGCTCGATATACCATCAAAGTCTAACTTTAAGTTTGCACTAATAGTTACTGTACCTTTAGGGTCTGTGTACAAAAACATCTTGTAAAAAGTCTTACGTACTCTCGGATCAGCTAGTGGCAAATGTGGTGTTGAAAATGATGCTTGTATATCAGAACCATCAAAGCTGTTACCCTGTTCAAGTTGATATATGTAACCATCGTTATTACCAAAAACTATATACTCAACACCATCATTTAAATGACTGTCTGCTACGTATGCTTTAATACCTCTAGTCTCAGCACATGCAACACCACCACCGCCTTCTTGAGCTAACTGTGTAACAATTACACCCTTAGAGTTTTCTTTAGTGTAAGACGCAGCATATCCTAATATTCTGTACTGTGACTTTGACCTAATAACTAAACTAGAAAAAACTGTACTGGAAGAAACAAAGTCTGTAAATTCACTTTGAATTGCTTTAGATATATTAGCAAAGTTAAAGTCACCAATTCGTTCTGTCGCACTTAATAACCTAAGACCATCGGGTGCTAAAAACATAACATCGGTGCCGACCTCTTGAATAGAATCTCCAGCCAAACAACCAATGTCTCTTGTTACAGGGTCTAGTCTGAAGTCAGCTATAGTAGAACCGGCTAATTTAAAAATAGCATTTTCTGTAAATATAAATAAAGTATCTCTAAAAACAGATAGTCCCGTAATATCATCACCTACATTAATAGTACCCGCACCGTTAGCAGCGGTAAAGTCTGTATCTGTATATACTGCTGTGAAAGTTATAGCAGAACCTTTAGCAAAAAACAAGTTGTTTTTAAAGTTTTTTACATGTGTAGCTCCAACTACATCTGATGGCGCACTGTTTAAAACAGTAAATGTAGTGCCATTATAAATAGCCGGAGCATTTGATCCATCTACTAATATCATCTTATCTGTACCGTCAAAGTTATAACGATCAAATCTTAATTTACTAGCACCATCACGAGAAATAGACAAAAAGGTAACTGCCGCATCGTCAGCAGGACTACTAGCTAGTGCAGGATTAATAGCAAGTGTTGACCCACCAGAACTAACAGTAGCGTTAGCTGTAACTGTATATACTAAATCTATACCTGCAATCTTAAACACATCGCCCGCACGAGGTGCAGCAGACAAACCATCTACAGCTAAAGTAGAACCACTTTGAGAACCTGCGTTGACTAATACAGTACCATACGTAGGTACGTTTACGTGAGTGTATCCTGAACCTGCTGTTTTAAATATATCAAAGTTTCTTTGTGCAAGCACAGTATCTTCAAATACAGCTAGCCCTGTTAGAAGATGCTCTGTTGTTGTAGTTACAAAGGTAACAGCTACAGCATTAGCAGGACTACTATCTAAGGATGTTGTTAAAGTTAAAGTTGCTCTGTTATTTGTAGCATCAAAACTAACACCACCAGACGCAATAGTATATGTACCGGAAACACCCGTAACGGTAAGAGTATCACCGGCTTCTGGTGTTTTATGTATGTTAGCTATAATAAGTGTAGTGCCACTTTGTGAGGCACCGTGAACAACAGGCAAACCATACGGCGGAACAATAGTGCTATCGTATTTATCAAAGCCATTGACACGCCTGTATCCGCCCTCAATAGAAGGTTCAAAGTTACGTAAGATAGTAGCGCTACCCGGAGCATTTATACCCTGCTGTAAAGGACTAAGATTGGTTACAAGACCACCCCTAAACTCTACTGGGAATGTTTGCCACTTTTCCATTATAGTGAATCCAATGAAGAACCTGCGTTAGAAGAGGAAGCAGCAAAGCGACCACTTCCCTGATTGTTTGAAACCATATAGCTACGTAGATATTCAAATCTATTGATTAACATACTACGCATATGTTTAATTCCGTCATCAAATTTCTGAAGAGACAGCCCCGCCATTTGAGCGTCACCTCTAAAAGAATAAGCATAATACATAGAGCCATCTACAATAATATGTTTAAAGCGTTCAGGAATAGCCGGAACATCTGTAGAAATTTCTAAGTCAACAGGAATGCGATAGTACTCATATACTACTGTGTAGGCTTTATCTGGTGGAGGAACCATTCCGTACTCTAAAGACGGTGCATGAAATACATAGTTAGGAAGAGCATTATTTGAGGTACTTGTTTTGTATTCCTGTGAAATACTTTTTTCTAAATATTCTTCGTAATTAACTATTTTTAGCTTTTTAGTATTATTAGTTAAAGTAGCGTCTTCTTTAATTCTAAATGTTTCAAACGAAATTACTTTACAATCATTAGGAAACGGATATCTTGTTGTGCCTGCTGTAAGTACATCTTCTTGTGTTACATGATTAAAAGGCCATCCATACTCTGATTGATTGATGTAGCGTAAAGACGCATTGACTGCATCTTTAGCGTGAGCATAAAAACCATTAGAAGAACTAAAGTTGCTTGAGGTTAATTCAACTTCGTTTAGTCTACGATTAACTTCATTTACTAGACCGAGAAAATTGTATGCCATTATTTCTCTCTTATTGATAATTTGATAGACCGCTCTGCTGTACTTCCTGTACTGTCAGTCATTTTACACGAGAAGGTATATTCTCTATTTAGTACTCCACCACCAATGTTAATGGTTGCTACGGTACTTGTATTAGATTGTGATACATTTTGAATGTCGTCGGTAACAGCACTGCTAGAAGCAGCAGTTAAAGTTTGTCCTGACCCTAATTGTGTCTTACCTATTTCACTAGTTTTAACAAACCAAACAACAGAGCTAATTGTTGCGTCCCCTAAAAAGCGTAGCCAATCTACACTGTAATCTAGTGTTTCATCTGGGTCTTTGATGGGCCATTTAAATGACATATAATTACTCCGTTGCGTATACTGTTCGATCAAAAGTACCTAATTGCCGTTCTACATAAACGGAACGTATTTCTTTAGGTACTTCTACTATTCTGTCGTCTGTGGTAGACTGTCTAGCTACTGTAACCATACGATTTTCAAAAGGTACGTTGGCTGTTCGATCAAATGCTGTTGACATTATGCGGCTCTCGGTACATATACACAGCGTTTTCTACTATATAGTGTTTTAACATTATTAAAGTTAAAGGTTACACCAGATGCGGTAACACTGTTAGTGCTTATAGTACCTGAAACACTTGAGAGTGTAAAGTCATTAGCTACAACTATAGTGCCTAGTGCAATAGTAGAAACATTGCCAGTAAGTATTTTTACTATGTTAGTCTTTAGTATACCGATACTATGTGTTGCTGATACACCTACAGGTTCAACAATTCTATTTAAGTCTATAGTTATCGTACCTATAGATAAAGTAGAAGAAACACCTGTAACACTTCTTTCTACAGAACTACCAACACTACCTATAGAAGAAGTTAAGCTGTCTTGTGATACCTCTACTGTACTATTAACTACAGTAGTTAAAGAACCAATAGAACCTGTTGCAGATACGGACGCTACATCAGTAGTAAGTGAAGATGTGACAGCGGATACTGCGGTAGTGCCTACTACACCTGTTATTGAAACAGTTGAAGCTACAGTAAGTGAAACAGAACCTATACTTGAAGTAGCTGCTACACCGCTTACGGTAATATTACTAGATGCCGTTGGTGTGACAGAGCCAACGCTTGAGGTACCCGCTACTCCAGTAAGTGCTTTATCTAAGTTAGTCTGAATAGAACCAACACTAGATGTTGCAGCTACAGCAGTGAGGGCTTTAGAAACACCACCCCCGATAGAACCTATACTTGACGTACCTGCTACACCATTTGCAGTAATGTTACTAGTTGCCGTTAGTGTAACAGAACCAATACTAGATGTTGCAGCTACGCCTACTAGTGTAACAGCTTCACTTACAATAGCACTTACTGTACCTATAGAGCCAGTAGCAGACACACTAGATAGAGTTATGTCTAAAGCGTTTGTTAGTGAACCAACACTACCTGTACTAGAAGTACCACTAAGTGTTATATTGTTTGTAGACGTAAAGCTAAGAGAGCCAACAGAGGTAGTACCAACTATGCCTGTTAAAGCGTTTGTTAAGCTTGCAGTTAAAGCACCTACAGCAGATGTACCTACTACACCTGTTATAACTATAGGAGCTATAGTCGTCGTTACAGAACCTACAGCAGATGTGCCTGCTACACCAGTAACAGATACACCCCCAACTACAATAGAAACAGAACCTACCGCAGATGTACCTGTTACACCAGTAAGTGCTTTTGTTAGGTTTAGCTTTAAAGCACCTACCGCAGACGTACCCGCTACACCTGTAGCACTTACAGAACTAGCAACAATTAAAGTAGTATGTGCTAGAGGTGTAGTGGCTAAAGGTGAAAAAGCAGGCATTTAGACTCCAGAAGCAGTAATAGCGTCAGTAAAAGGGGTCATGTCTTCTGTAGTCCAGAAGTCCCATTCTACAACAATTCGTAGATGATCTGCATTACGATTAAGAATAGTTTCATCATCAGCATAATCATCAGGCGAGGCTACAACAGCGTTGATTAGATTTACTGAGTCCATTGCTGCTGCATAGCTTTGAGCAATTTGTTCGGATGTTAGTTCTTCTGACATATTATTTTTTCCTTATGTATTGCATTGACAAAGTTTAAGTGTTTTAACTTCAGCAGATAATTCTTGAATAGCTTTAACTAATACAGGAATTAGCTTAGATGGAGCAGCTTCAAGTTTGTCAGGATTGGTTTTCAGAACTAGGTTCATAAGCTCTTCAACGCCAGCATCTTGCTGTGCTTCGTCTAGTTCTTGAGCAATAAACCCAGCCTCTTTTTGGCCTACCTTTGCGCCATCGCGCATGTTCCAAGTGAACTGGACAGGATTCAGTGCGTTAATAAAGTCAAGTCCAATCGGAAGTTCTTTAATGTCTTTTTTGTCTCTGCGGTCAGATAGAGCAGATATGCTAGTTACTTGACAACGAAGAGTTGAAATCGAACTGCTGCCTAAAGTTATTTCGTTGTTAACATTTACCGCTGATGCTGCTGCATCGTGTCCAATAATAGTATTGTTATAGCCCGTTGTTAGGGCATCGCCAGCATCTCTACCAATAATGGTGTTGTCATACCCAGTAGTCACAGCACCACCTGCGTATGCTCCAAAGAAAGCGTTGTTTCCGCCGTCAGTTACATTTTGTCCCGCACCATAGCCAACAGCAGTATTGGTGCTGGCTGTACCAGCACTCCCCGATGCACCGCCTAAAGAGTAAGGACCAATAGCAACACTGTAACCCGCTGTAGTTGCGTTACTAGCAGCGTTAAAGCCAGCAAAAAAGTTAAGGGTGCCGCTGGTTAAGTCCTGCCCTGCCCATTTTCCAATAGCAATATTACTATCACCTGTAAGAACACCATTTTCCATTGCTCCATAACCAATAGCAATAGTGTTTTCTGGAGTAGTTGCATTAGCACCTGCATTAAAGCCCACAAAAAAATTGTGTTCGCCACTGGTCACATCTGCACCGGCACCTCTGCCAATACCAATATTGTCAGTACCAGTAAGAACACCCGTACCTAAAGCGCCTCTGCCAATAGCAACCGTGTTAGTAGGAGTAGTTGCGTTATATGCTGCTTGATGTCCTATTCCTATATTGTAAGTACCAGTAGTAAGTTTTCCTAAACTTTGATAAGCTAAAGCTGTATTATGAGTACCAGTAGTAAGGGCATTTAAAGAGGTTGCGCCAACCCCAACATTGTAACTTGCTGTTGTCCCTGCTTCAGCTATATTTGTACCTGCAAAAAGATTACGCTGGCCTGTCGTTAAATTACGCATACTTTCAACGCCGACAATAGTATTCCACGAACCTGTAGCTGTACCCAAACTACTTTGATCTGCGTTAAAACCACCAATCATAGTGTTACGGCTACCTGTTGCCTTAGAACCCGCTCCGTGACCAATATATGTAGCAAGAATTGCCGTAGTAGAATCGTTTCCTGCTTCAAAACCTACTGCTGTTAAAGATGCACTACCTGATACAGCAGCGGCTGCACCAGTTCCAATACCTATGCTTGATCCAGAGTTAAATGTTTTAGCATCACTAAGACCATTGATTTCTGAAGCACCTCCAGCAGCAGCAGCCTCCCAACCAGCTTCACCACTAGAATCTACGGTAAGAACGTAGTTGTCCGTAGCAGTAGAGTCTTTAATAATAAAGTTTAAACCCGGCACTCTAAACTTAGTTACGTTGGTATCGCCCAAAGTAATTTCGTTAGATACATCTGCGGCTGACGCAGCAGCATCGTGACCGATAATCGTATTGTTGCTGCCCGTCGTGAGGACATCACCAGCAGACGGGCCGATAATCGTATTGTCAGACCCCGATGTTAGTTCGTAGCCTGCCCGATAACCCGCAGAAACATTGTAATTGCCACTGGTTAAATCGTTACCAGCTTGACGGCCAATAGCGATGTTATCCGTGCCAGTTAGAACACCTACGCCGATTGGTGAATACCCAAGAGCGATATTATAATTACCAGTAGTTGCGTTGCCGCCTGCATTATAGCCACCAAAGAAATTGTAAGTGCCGCTGGTTAAATCATAGCCAGCAAGACGGCCAATAGCGATATTACTCTCACCAGTTAGAACGCCACTACCAATCGCTTGTCTGCCGATAGCAATCGTATTGTCCGCAGTAGTTGCGTTATATCCGGCCCGATAGCCCATAAAGTTGTTGTAAGTGCCGCTGGTCAAATCGTTACCAGCACCCTGACCAATAGCAGTATTGTCAGTACCAGTGACAATGCCTGTTCCCATTGCTAAATAACCAATAGCAACGGTGTTACTAGCAGTAGTTGCGTTTCGGCCTGCTGTATAGCCTATAAAATTATTGTAGGTTCCGCTGGTTAAATCATCACCAGCAAGACGGCCAATAGCGGTATTATCAGTACCAGTAACAACGCCTGTTCCCATTGCAAAATAACCAATAGCAATAGAATAATCCGTCGTTGTTGCGTTACCACCTGCTGTATAGCCCATAAAATTATTATAGGTGCCACTGGTTAAATCGTTACCAGCAATACGGCCAATAGCTGTATTGTCCGTTCCAGTAACAACGCCTGTTCCCATAGTTTCATAACCAATAGCTATGCTATTATTAGCAGTAGTTGCTTTTAGTGCGGATTGATACCCAATTGCAACACTTCCCGTAGCAGTAGTGTTTGCTTTGAGTGCTTCAAAACCAATAGCTACTAGTTTGGTTCCTGTGGTATTTGCTCTAGCTGCCGTTGCACCAATAGCTACAACTTCGTCAGCAGATGTTCCACTATAAAGTGCCTGATAACCAATAGCTACAGTGTCTTCTGCGGAAGTTTGATTGGCAGACAAAGTATCTGTACCAATAGCAACAGTTTTATCTACACTTGAACCACCACTCCAGCCACCGAGCATAGCATTAGCGCCAATTGCAACATTATTTGCACCAGTTACAGAGTAACCTGCAAACGAACCCATAAAATTATTATTACCAGTCGTGGTTATATTATGGCCACTAGACCTGCCGATAAAATTATTAGAAGAACCCGTGGTCGCTTGAGAACCGGCAGCATTCCCAAAAAATGTTGACGCCTGTCCAGAAGTGATTGCGGTGCCTGCATTATAGCCGACCGCTGTATTTGCTCCGTTAGAACTTGTATTTGAATCAAGCGCACCTGATCCCAACCCTATCTGTTGCCCGCTATTGTACGTTACTGCGTCAGACAAACCGTCGATATCAGTTGCCCCGCCAGCCGCAGCAGCTTCCCAACCAGCTTCTCCGCTAGAGTCAACGGTAAGCACATAATTGTCCGTAGCAGTGCTGTCCTTAATAATGAAGTTAAGACCCGGCACCCTAAATTTAGTAATATCCGTATTGCCTAAAGTTATTTCATTAGATACAGTAGTAGTAGAAGCGGCACTATTATACCCAATACATATTGTATTTTCACCGCCAGTCAGCGCATCACCCGCATTACCTCCCAGCATTACGTGTTTATTGCCTGCTGCTATTGAAAGCCCTGCTTGATTACCAACTGCTACATTATCTTCGCCGGAAGTTATTTTTTCTAAAGAGCCATAACCTACGGCAGCATTTCTTTTTGCCGCACCACCACCGCTACCGCCTTCACCAGAACTTTTACCTACAAAAACATTATGCTGGCCCGTAGCTTTTTCCATAGCTCTGTTGCCGATTGCGACGTTACTAGCTGCGGTAGTAACTGCTGCCATAGAACCAGCGCCAATAGCTAAATTTGTGGTGCCAGTCGTAATTAACGCTCCCGCTTCATTACCAAAAGCATCGTTTAAAGCGCCGGTAGTAACATCGTTTAGAGCATTATAACCTACAGCAGTATTCTTATTAGCACTACCATCATCAGCAGCAAGTGCGCCTGTTCCGAGACCAAGAGTACCACCAGATGAGTTGGTAACACCATCACTAAGACCATTGATTTCTGAAGCACCTCCAGCAGCAGCAGCCTCCCAACCAGCTTCACCACTAGAATCTACGGTAAGAACGTAGTTGTCCGTAGCAGTAGAGTCTTT